TCAAGGTCTGGATGGGCGAAGCAGGCGCGACGGCAAAGTGGACGGATGCGGCCTTCGTGCCGATCTGATAACGCAGAAGGGAGAAACCATGGACACCAAGACCATCATCGTTACGCTCGTCACCGACCGCACGCAGGCGGACGTGGAGCGGGTGCGGGAGCTGGCGGCGAAGGGGTTCGCGGCCATGACGGCCGACGAGCAGGCGGAATGGATGGCGGGGATGAAAGGCGCGTATAACGCCTCTGATCTGAACCGCGTGGGAACCGCCCTGAACTATCTGGCGGCGCGCCTCGCCTCAATCTGCGGGAAGAGCATTGCGTGGACGGCAAAAACAGATTGGGCCGTAACGGACATTATAACGGCCTCACAGGCCGAGGCATACCGCAAGCAGGTGCAATCCATCCGGGACGCGCTTGCGTATCCTGCCGGGACGCCGGACGCGCCGCAGCTGGGCCGCCTGACCTACACCGATGCAAACAACATCGAGCGCATCCTGAAACTCTGCGAAGAGCTAATCGTCAACGTTGCAAAATCTTTTCGCCACACCGGCGCGGCGGAGTGCGCCGCAGGAGGACTTCTGACATGAAAAACAGACAGCCAACACAGGTTTTAGCCAACGGCGCGATCCGCTACGGCGTGTATAACGCCGACGGCACGCTCAACCACTACGAATACCTCAAACGCGAGGACGCGCCTACCGTCGAGGGCACGCCGCTCAACAAGGCGAATCTGCTATCCGATACCACTGCCGCCAAGCTCTGGCCGAACGCAACCACAAGGCCGGAGGACCCGACAGTCAACGACGCGCTCGGCAAGCTTTCGGAGGGTACGGCCAAAGTTGGCGACATTGCTATCACGTCCCGCACAGACCTGTCCGACGCATGGCTCCCGTGCGACGGGCGCACTGTATCGCAGGAGCAGTATCCAAAACTGTTTTCTGTGCTCAGAAGCTCTGCAGCGCCGCTTCCGTGGGCGTTGAAGACATCGAATATTCAACCTGGATTTGTGTGGTATCTGAATGGGGAATGGGTCGGCCTACACGACAGAAAGTTCTGGATATCGCCCGATTTGGGGACGTGGACGCAGCAGGCGGATATGCCGACCGGACTCTCGCTGGTATCGGATGTGCAGTATGCAAACGGCACTTATTACGCTGTTTTTTCCGGAGACTCCACAGAGTTAAACGGAGTGTACACAACGCGTAGCCTTGATACGCCGTTTGCGCTATATGCAAGCGGCAGCCTGCCTGGAAGCTCTGGACTGAAGATGTTTATTACGCCAAACGTTCTGTATATCTACGTAGTAAGAGGCGAATACGGAGCCTATAACAATTACACGGGAAGACAAGTAAGTGCCAGCTACGTAAACCAAACAACAAAGGAAATAGTAAGCATCCCAGATTTTAGCAGCGGAATTGTTTTTTACGCCGAAGAAAAGGACTGCTTTTACAAACTGAACTGTAGCACCAGCGGCACACTGAAGACTTCAAAGGCAAAAACCCTGATCAATCCGACGTGGGAGGCAGTCAGCAGCGTAAACATCGAAGAATTAACTCCGTCCTTCAACCAGCCGTCGACGTACACCTATCACGCCCTAATGTCGGCTTACCACTGTGGCGCAAATATAATTGCTTTTTTTGCACTGGTGAACGCTGCTTTCTATGGCGCGGGGACCACGATGTATAGCGGATATATGGTATACAGGTATTCTGCGGACTACGGTGCAACGTGGGAAAACGGGAAGGTGGTTTCCTACAAAACCGATAGCTACTTGCTCGACAACTATACGAACGGCAAATACGAAAACGGGCTTTTGGTGCTTTCGGAAACCGCAAGCGAATCTGAAAGTGCTGATCGAGCGGAAAAGATCATTGCAATCAGCGCTCCAGCATCCGGCCCGGTATATGGAGATGTACTGGGGAGCAGCGTCGACAGTATTGCACTATCGCCGGACGGGGAGGCGGCATACATATCGTCGAATGGGCTGGCGTACTGCGATTATAGCGCGGCGGGAAAAGAAATCCCTACCATCGGGACGGACACCAGAAGCAATGCCTACATCAAGGCGCTGGAGGAATAGCCATGCGGGATAGAATCGGCACAAACGATCTCGCAAACGGGGCCGTCCGCTACGGGGTGTATGACGCGGCGGGAAGCCTTCTGCGGTATGAATGGCTTCGCCCGGAGGACGAGCCGCTGGAAGCCGGAACGCCGCTCACAGCAGGAAATCTGCTGACCGCGCAGGCCGCCGAAAAGATCTGGCGAGCGGGCGACGCACCGGCGAACCCGATGGTAAATGAGGCATTCGGGAAGCTTTCGGAACCGAACTACCGCGTCGGCGATACCCTCACAACCGTCCGCGTGCTCTCCGCCCCGTGGCACGCGTGCGATGGCTCAACCTTCGATCAGACTGCATACCCGGCCCTCTACGCAGCCCTCGGCGGCACGACGCTGCCGACGATCAGCTATTCCAGCGATACCACCACCTACATCAAAATGGCGGACGATTAGCCCGGCAAATAAAAGAGAAAGGTACAGAAAAATGGACACCAAGACCATCATCGTCACCCTCGTCTGCGCCGTGATCGGCTCGTCCGCGCTGACGGCGGTAGTAAACGCCGTCGTCGGCGCGATACAGAAAAAGCGCGGCAAGGCCACAACGCAGGAGGCGCATCTTGCAGAGATCGACAAAAAGCTCGGGAAAATGCAGGAGCATCAGGACGAGCAGTATCTGGCGATCCTCCGCCTCACGATCATGAGCGAGGAAATGCCAATGGCTGAACGTCTGATTGCCGGGCAGAAATACGTCACACTCGGCGGGAACGGCGACGTGAAAAAATTCCTGCACCAGCTGGAGGCGCAATGCGGGCATAGCAGTGCGCAATAAATTGGGAGGCAGATATGCGGGTAAAAGGCAAGTGGAGCAAGGGCGAAATGGCGCGAACAATTGTTTTGTATCTGCTCCAGCTTATCACGACGGTAATTGTCTGGGCATGCGCTCTGAAAACCGTCGCCGTCCTAATTGCAGTCATCCGCAGCCCGGAGCTCGGCGCGTCGGTCGACCTGTCCGACGTGCTCGGCTTTACCGGCTGGGCAACCATCACAGAGCTTGGCCTGCTTGCCTTCAAGCGGGTTTTTGCGAAGAAAAATGAAACAGTCGAATAGCGAAAGGAGTAATTACTTATGGACTACACACAGATCATCTCGGCAGTGATTGCGCTCATCAGCGCGCTCATTTCGGCATTTTTGATCCCGTGGCTCAAAACCAAGATCGACGCGGACAAGCTGCAAACGCTCCGCACTTACGTTGAGATCGGCGTAAAGGCGGCGGAGCAGCTGTACACCGCGACGGACGGCGCGGCGAAAAAGGCGTATGTTGTGAACTTCCTCGCCGAGAAGGGCATTCAATTTGATGTGGAAACGATCGATAAGCTGATCGAGGCCGCCGTGCTGCAGCTGCACCACGAGTTGTACGGGAGTGAGCGGGCATGAGCATCAAAATTGGGCAGGCCAGTCTTGGAGAAACCGGAGGCCGCAACCAGCAGCCAGGCAACCAGACCGGGCGGGAGCTGAATATCTCCAACTGGTACAATGGCTGCTGGCTCGGCGTTTTGCGCTACAAGAGCCGCAAAAAGGCCGAGCGGGCCGCACAGACGTGCGAGGCGGCCATTAAGAACCCGAACATCGGCTACGACATGGACGGCCGGAACACGGCATACGAGGCCGCCAGAGCCGTCAGGTGGGACGTGAGCAGGATCGCAAAGCCTGTGGAGACGGACTGCTCCGCGCTCATGATGCTCTGCGCCGTGGCCGCAGGCTGCGCGTCGGTCGAAGCGCTCTACCGTCGGCAGGGCAACAGCTGCACCACCTACTGTATGCTGCACGATTGGCCCGAAACGGGAGACTTCGAGTTGCTGACCGGCAGCAAGTATCTGACGACGGACGCCAATCTCCTGCGCGGGGACGTGCTGGTAAGCGAGGGCCATACCGTGATGGCCCTCGAAGATGGAAAAAATGCAGAGGAGGAAACCGAAATGGTAGAAAAGAGCAAGATCATCGTCGACGGAAAGGAAATCACCGTCGAACGCATCCTGAAAGACGGCACGAACTACGTCAAGGTGCGCGATCTGGCCGCCGCGCTGGATCTCGAAGTGAGCAACAAGGGCAATATCGCTGTGCTGAATCACAAGGAAAAGTAAGGAGGCGGGGCGTATGTCGCCGCAGGCGCGGGCCAAGCTGCCGCCAGAGCTGGGCCGCCTGACCCGCAAGGATATGGAGGCCGTGATCTATCAGGCCAATCTTGGCCGGGAAAATGAGAAGATCGCGCAGCTCTATTTTGTGGATAAGCTTCCCCAGGTAGACGTTGCAACAGAGCTGTTTCTGGGCCGCGCCACGGTCCAGCGCCGCCTGCCGGAGATCATGGCGCGGATGAAGGCCGCGTCCGGCAGTCTTCCAAACTGAGCGGAAATGATGCACAAGTGATACGCAGCTGAGGCACATCAAAACGCAAAAAAGCCCATACTGGACACATCAAAGGAGTGTTCGGTATGGGCTTTTCTTATTTCAATCCAAATCCCACCGGGCAGAAGGTCGGGGACTGCACCGTCCGGGCCATCGCAAAGGCGACCGGGAAGAGCTGGGACGAGGTGTATATCGGATTGTGCCTGCAAGGACTCATCATGGGAGATCTGCCGAGCGCAAACAGCGTATGGAGCGCCTACCTCCGGCAGCAGGGCTTTACCCGGAACGTAATCCCGAACACGTGCCCGGACTGCTATACCGTCGCGGATTTCTGCGCAGATCATCCGCGCGGCGTGTATGTGCTGGCGTTATCAAGCCACGTTGTGTGCGTGGAGGATGGGACGTATTTTGACACGTGGGATTCTGGGAGTGAAATTCCACTGTTTTATTGGGCAAAGGAGGAAACATGATGTTTGGACAACAGCCGTATGTGTATCAGCAGCCGATTTACAATCAGCCGCCCATGCCGCAGATGCAGGAGCCGCAGATGCAGATGCGTCCGCAGTATCAGCCCACGCCGCAGATGCCGACTTATCAGCCGCAGCCACAGCAGCCGCAGAATCAGTCGATCATCTGGATCCCGAACGAGCAGGCGGCAAACGACTTTATCGTCGCGCCCAACAACGCGGTAACGCTTTGGGATATGAACGCGCCGGTCGTGTATGTGAAAAAGGCCGACGCAAGCGGAAAGCCGACCATGACAACGTATGATCTTGTGGAGCGCGCACAGGCCGTTATAACGCCCACAGCGGCGCGAAAAGACATGATGGAGGAATACGTGACGCGCAAGGAGTTCGACGAGCTTGTGGCGAAGCTGGCCGCTCCAAGCGTCAGACCGGCGAGAAAGACAAAGGAGGCTGAAAGCGATGGCTAACCCCCTGTTTCAGGCCCTCGGCGGCGGACAGCTGCCCGGCCCGATGGGGCAGTTCCAAAACATGATACAGCAGTTCCGGCAATTCCAGAACAGCTTTCAGGGGGATCCAAAAGCAGAGGTCGAAAAGCTGGTACGAAGCGGGAAAATCTCGCAGCAGCAGTTGAATCAGCTGCAGCAGGTGGCGGGGCAATTCCGGCAACTGCTGCAATAGTTCGGGAATTCCGAACAGTTGAACGATCAAAATCGTGGCCACGATTGAGATAAATCTTTTGAATCTACGAAAGGAATGAAAAATATGAGTTTGAATGACGGCTCCCCGACCATGACAATGCCCGTCGCGCCTACCGGCATGACAGGTGGCGGCTGGGGCGGCTTCGGCGGTGATAATGGCTGGTGGATCATCATCCTGTTTCTTGCCATTTTCTGCGGCTGGGGCGGCAATGGAAACGGATTCGGCAACAACGGCAGAAATTCCGGCGGCGTTGTAGATGGCTATGTGCTGGCCTCTGATTTCTCCAACATCGAGCGCAAGATCGACAGTGTAAATCAGGGACTTTGCGACGGATTTTACCAGCAGGCGCAGCTTGCCAGCGGCGCTAACATGGCGATGGCAAACGGCTTTGCTCAGGCCGAGCTTTCCCGCTGCAACCAGCAGGCCGCGCTTATGCAGCAGCTGAACAACATGGCGATGCAGGCACAGGAGTGCTGCTGCGAAAACCGCGCTGCAATCGCCCAGGTGCGCTATGACATGGCGACGCAGGCGTGCGACACCCGCAACACCGTGCAGAACACCACCCGCGACATCATCGACGCCATGAACTGCGGCTTCCGCAGCATCGACCAGCGTCTGACGGCGCAGGAGCTTGCGGCGAAGGACGCGAAGATCGCCGAGCAGAACCAGCAGCTTTTCGGCTACCAGCTGGCAGCATCGCAGGCGGCGCAGAACAATTACCTTGTTTCCACGCTTCGCCCGAGTCCCAGCCCGGCCTATGTTGTCGCGAATCCGTACTGCTGCAACAGCGGCTACAACTACGGCTGCGGCAACTGCGCGTAACAACTCCACATCGTAGAGCTTTTTCGTGGCCTCACGAAAATGGTCGGCCCCCATTGCCGATACTCGATAGCAACGCGGCGGGGCAATCGTCCCGCCGCTGTATTTTTTATGAAAGGAATGATTTTATGGCAACATATAAGGAACTCAAGAAGAAATTCATCGATCACCTGATGGGCGTGGATCTGTACAAGATGAACATCACGGATCTCTACACATACGCCTGTATCCTGAAAACGGTGGACGAAATGGAGCAGCCGAGCTGCGCAGAGGCGATGAAGACGGCGATGGAGCCGATTTTGAACTACTGCAAAGCAGGCAATTCGGGAAGCGGGGTGTTTGGAATTGGCTGAGTTTACGAATTCCAACATCGTCGGCGTCGCCGCCGGGCAGAACGTCCCGCTGGCGGAAACGGCAGTGAGCAGCAAGCCGTGCATCGTGCACCGCGAGGGCAGCGGCCTGATCACGCTGCGCGGGCTGACGAATCAGTGTAGAGCAGTTTTCAAAGTCTCCTACGGCGGCAACATCGCAATTCCAACCGGCGGCACGGTCGAGGCGATCACGGCCGCACTTGCCATCAACGGTGAAGCCCTTGCAAGCGCGACGGCGACCGTGACACCGGCAGCGGTAGAAAACTACTTTAACGTTTATGTATCCGCACAGGTGAGCGTGCCAAGAGGCTGCTGCCTGACGGTAGGTATGCGAAACACCAGCGCGCAAACGGTTAATTTTGCAAACAGCAATCTTACCGTCGAGCGCGTAGCATGAAAGGAGGAAGCAATATGTATGATATGAGGAATCTCCGCGAAATGCTCTGCAAAGAGCTGGACGAAATTGCCGAGAAGCGGGAAATGTCCGCAGGCGACCTCGACGCGATCCAGAAATTGACCAGCTCCATCAAGAATACCTACAAGATCGAGATGGCTGAAGACGGCGGCTATTCCCGCGACGGCGAGTGGGAGGCGGATATGCGCGGTACTTACGGCCGGGGCAGCTCTTACCGTGGCCGCCGCCGTGACGCAATGGGCCGCTACAGCCGCACGGACGCCCGCGAGCATATGCGCGCGCAGCTGGACGATATGATGCGCGACGCGGACGACGATAAAACCCGCGAAGCGATCCGCCGCTGCATGGAGCAGATCGAGCGGGCATAAGGAGAGCGCAATATGTTGGATGCAGCCGAAATCCGGAAAGAGATTGCTCGCCTGGAATATGAGGAATCCGACTATAAGAATTACGCTAAGCTTGCGGATCTGTACGTGATCCGCAAGCAGATGCAGGAAGAGGAACGGGGCGACGGCGGTAAGTATGTGGGTTACTACTCCGGCGCTCCCGCCCCTGTGACCGCAGAACCGGCTATCGTTGGCGAGTACGGGGACAGTGAGTTTTTACTTGCGGTAGCTGGGAAAAACCCGGCAAAGGCTTGGGCGGTTGTTGATGAACTTATGGACACATTATCGCTTGTGAACCGAAAAGTCTATGATTCTATGCTTCGGAAAATAAAGTCCATGTAGCAAAAAACAGGGGAGTCCCCTCGCATTGCGCTTAATTTGTAGCATACAATGTAGCATACAGGAAATGATTTTATGTTACATAGCGTGTCATAATGTGATTTTTCTCTTTTTGGGAATACGCGGAAAATAGGGCAAAAAGCATAAAAAAGTACCGGTTTTAGCTGCTTTCAAGCTAAAACCGGTACTTTGGAGCGGAAGGAGAGATTTGAACTCTCGCGCGCTTTTTAGACGCCTACTCCCTTAGCAGGGGAGAAAAAACCATTGAAAACACTGGGGGAATTGGCATTTGTAACATATTTTGTAGCATACAGAATTCACTCTGGCGAGTCGCTTTGCAACTGATTTACGGCATCGACCATGCCTTTCATGTCCGGGTGTACGTACCGTTGGGTAGTCGTTATCTTCGTGTGGCGCATGATTTCCTTGATCGTAAACGGGTCGATGTTTTTCATCGCGAGGGCTGTAGCGGTTGTATGGCGGCATGAGTAAGGTGGTAGCTTTTGCACTCCGGCAAGCTCCAAACACTCATAATATCTCTTGTAAAAATTATCTTTGTTTATGCAGCAGATATTTCCGACGCGCGATTTGCTTTCTTCGCATAGTTCATGCAGCACCGGCGCAACGAAATCTGGGAAGACCATAGGCGTTTCCTTCCGCTTCCTTGTCTTTATGCCGCCTCGGACGATCTCATTCTTTTCAAAGTCAATCATATCTTTCTTGAGTTTCAGAAGCTCACCGGGCATCATGCCGGTATAAATCATCGTTAAAATAAACCCAATGAAGTGGTCTTTTGCATACGCTTCCCATAGCTTTTTTACGTCGGCGTCGGTAAACGGTTCCGGCGACTTCTCTTCCAATTCCGGAAGCTTTATGTACTTTGCAAGATTCACGGTTGTTTGCTTTTCTGCGATTGCGAGGTTATAACAGTGGGAGAGGACGGTTTTCATATCTTTCCGCGTGTAATAGGTGCTGGCGTTGTGGTCGATAACATCCTGTATCTGCGCGATGGTAAGCGTATCAATTTCGCAGTCGGCAATTTCTTTCATGCGCGAAAAAGCCTTTTCTGCGGCACCCTGACGGTCAGCCGACAAGGATAAATAATCCCCACGCAGATACGTTTTGTAGTATTCCCTGAGAGTGGGGCTTCGCTGCTCTTCCCTTGGAGGGTTTGCGGCATATTGGAGGGCGGCGCGCTTTGATGTAAACCCGCCTTTTGTTCGCATCTTTTGCCGAAGCTTGTCGTTCTCGTCTAGGTAAGTTCTTTCTGTCCAACGCGCCGTCCACGTCTTCCCTCGCTGGTAAGCGCTTCCTTGCCCGTTCCCGCGCGTCCGGCTTCGCCGCGCTTCCTGTTTTTTTCCGCACCAGCAACAGCAGGGCGCGCCGTCTGGGATTTCTTTTTTACACTTGATGCACTCCATGTTTCCCTCCACGTTCTTTTCGGATCGCGTAGAAAGTAATTGCCGAAGCCAGCGCTGAACCTACGATCAGGGCAATGCAAACCCATGCAACTACGGACAAATCTCCACCGCGAATGAGGCCTGCGCTCCGACTCTTCGCATCCATCACAAGGCAGGCAATCAGAGAAAAGGAGAGCAGCATACAAAACAGGGCGAGGACGTAACACATTGTATGTGTAGACTTTATCTGTGCGCTCTGTGCGGCCGCTGTTGCCTCCAGCTTGGCGTTTTCAAGCTCGACATGATGGATCTGCTTGGTCAGCCTTTCCGGGCTTCCGACGGGATTTTCAAGGCCGAACAGCTCGTCGAGCGACAACCCGAGCGTTTTGCATAGCGCAGCCGAGTTGTAAAGCCGTGGATCCGCTTGTGTTCCAGCGTATAATCGGCTCACGGCAGAGAAGGAAACGCCGGACTCGTTCGATAGCTCCTCCAACGTCATCCCGCTTGCATCTTTTGCCCTTCTGATCTTCCCCTGATACGCGCCGATAAACGGAGCGAGATCCTGTATTGCGGACATGATTACGCCTCCATTCGTAAGTTTCAGTTTTATTTCTTACATTTTCCATATAAAAATGCAAAACATGTGACAAGAACGCAGGATTCGCCCTTTTCTTACAAACATTATCTGGTACAATGAAAACGTAGCAGATAGTTCCTGAATCCGGCATCTGCTGAAATGGCCCCACCGTATGTTCCAGATACGATGGGGCCGGTCAAACCGAATATTATATCAAATCATCAGTCCCATAAACTGTACACCATCGGATTCCTGATTCCCAAAAATAACGCGGTCTGTTTGTTCATAATACCATGTTGATTTTTAGAACAATCGTTCTATAATAAATGACAGGAGGAAAAAATATGGAGTGCATCAACATCCGGGTAAACAACGGGAAAGTGGACGTGACAGTAGACGGTGCGAAGCTGACAGATGTGCATAGCGTCAGCGTGGACTACATCAAGGGCATTCCGCTCCTGTTTGCCTGCGTCGCGGACGTAGGCCGGGAGCAGGACGAGCGGCGGGAGCCGAGGATCCTGCACTGAATTTATTGTGCGTCCCTCGAGTTCGCTTCCTCCAGCACATTGCCGGCCTGGTCTACAAACTGCACACGCACGTTATCGACCGGAGTTCCGTTGAATGCGTTGTACATACCGCCGTACATATAAAATGCCAGTGTAAGGAGTGAGTCCTGAAGCCCAACCACATCAGTAGAAAGCGTTACAGTAAAGGACGTGTAATCGCTGGACGCTTCGACGGAAATGACGTTTGGGTAGTCAGAGGAACCGGCCATGTCCGCAAGCTGGGCGTCAATGTTCTGCACCAGCTCCTGCATAAGCTCTTTGTGCCGTGCCGCCGTCATAACGTAGGTCGCGGAGCCGTCAGGATTCAGCTTTATAGACAGAAGCCCGTCTGTTTCCTTTACCTTTTCGTCCAATGCCTGCTGCGTCGCATCTTCGCCGATAAAGTCGGCTGGGATCGTGAGCTTGATCTTATTGCCCCATGTTTTTTCAGCCGTTATCGGTGTGGTTGCCGTTTCCTCGGTCTGTGCGTCGTCTTCCGTCTTTGCCGACTCCGATGCGGAGATTGTATCCGGCTCCTGCCTCTTGATCGGATCGGCTGGTTTCTTCGCGGGCTTTGATGCGATAAGGACAACTGCCAGCACAACGGCAGCGAACGGAACAGAAAGAATCGCGATTTTTTGAACCGAAATCATCTTTTTGTTTCTTGCGCCGCATTCCGGACAGACGCGGGCGCTTGCATTGATTTGCGTTCCGCAGGAGCGGCAGATCATCTTTCGGTTCGGCGTGTCACAGTGCGGGCAGAACTTCTCCCGTTCCGGGAACTCTGCCCCGCATCTTGGGCACTGCACAATATATTCATTTTTAGTCATCAATGCAGCACTCCTTATATGGTTTGTAAACAATTACATATTACCACTTAGAACCAGCAACCGCAATGTAGAAGCTGCACAAAAATAAACGTCGGAATTTGGAAGAACGGAGATAGGAGCGGACAATGGTTGAAAATTTACGGGAAGTATGCGATAATGATGCCAAGAAAACAAACGTTCACGAGGAGTTAAAAGCTGCCGTTTTGTCGTTGACAGACGAACAGGCCGCGTATGTATTAAGGAGGTTACAATGCTGTTTGCAAGAAAAGAACTCGAACGCCTGAGAGAAGAAAACCGCAATCTGAAAGAGCAGCTTTTGCTGGAACAGGAGAAGACGCGACGGTCTGCGCTCATCAGTGACGCAGCACTTCCGCAATGTCCCAGCCTTGCCTGCTCTGGGTGCAAGCACGTAGTCGTCCGATACACCACTTGGGGCGGCTGGTATGTGATCGGCTGCGGGAAAGATAATCCCTGCAAAGATTACGAGGCGACAGACATTACCCCTGAAAAGGCCGAAGCTATCCGAGAAGCACTGAATATCCAGTGGCAGCGCGGGAACTTACCCGTTTAACAAACAATTCAGAAGGAACCCGCATACAGCCCCTATCAGGGCAACAATGATATCTTTGATTGTCAGTCTGCATTCTTTAGATGATTCCTGTTTTTCATATGCGAGGTAGTTTTCGCCCCTTTTATTGGCGAGTATACCGACCTTCCCGCCGTTTTCGAGGCGGTATACAAAGCCGTGCCCGCAAAGAACGGCAATATCGTTTTCATTTTCTTCTGTTACAAGCACAGCGTCGTCCTGCGAACGGCTCAAAAGATCAAGCTGTGTCCTTGTAAGTGCGATGTAAGGGAAATCATCTTTCCTGTTTTCGCGTTCATTCATCCAATTCTGGTACTCCGCCTCTGTCCGGAGCCGGTCATTTGGATCGGAAGGAATAAAAACATTATCCATAGCGGCCCTCACATCAGTTTCAGCGCTTCTGCAATAAACCCGGCAAGCTTTCTGCACTGCTCGTCAGAAAGCCCATCGATCATATCAATCAGCTGCTGCTTTTCTTGACTCACCGCCCCATCCTTCGGGATGGGGTCTTTTTTTATGCCCTCCTGCGGAACGAGTTCCCCGTCCGGCAGCAGGTCGGCCACTGATACACCGAGATATTCTGCGATAATTTTAAGATTTTTCATAGAAGGGTTTGTTTTCCCTGTGTTCCATAGAGAGTACGATGCAGACGTAATACTGCAATCCTTATAAAACTGCTGTTTCGGTATACCTTTTGCAGCAAGCAGGGCGTTGATTCGTGCGACTATGGGCGATTTAACCACAAAGCAACACTCCTTTTTGTATAACTTTACACCTAGCAATTACAAAGTTTTTATTGACACTAGGAGCAACTTAGTGTATACTAGGTTTCGTTAGGGCGGAACTTACAAGTGAGGTGATGGCGTGAAGAAAGACAAGTATATATGGGGATTTCAGATTGTTAGTTCAGACTGCGGATATGACCAGTTCGGGACATTCCATTGCGCGTGCGGTCATTGCCTTCCGTTACGAGTTGATGTAAGTAAGGGCGGCAAATATCGCGGCAGCGACTGCGGCGACGGCAGATACGACGGTGAAAAACATGTTGATAAGAAACCGCCTTTTCTCCGTGCGTGCTTTCGAGCCTTCGGTTTCGACAAGCACATTTAGACCGTTTTCTTCTATGGATTTGTAACGCTTATTCCGATTGAGGAACAACCTGATTCTTTCTCTGAACGACTTGCACATGATTCATGCCTCGGCTTATGAGGCGTGAAAAGAACACCGCCCCGGACAGCTTATCGGATTGTTTAATAATGATAGGTGGTACTTTCATAATAACACAATTCACTAAGTTGTCAAGAAAAACTTAGTATTCTCAGACAGGAGGTATGTAAAGGCATGGGTTTTAAGGAAGCGAGGCTTGCCGCTGGATTGACCGTTCAACAGGTAGTCAAGGCGCTAAAGGTTTCAGACGCATCCGTTTATCTGTGGGAAACCGGGCAGATGTATCCGAAGACAGCGCGCCTTCACGAAATCGCAGATCTGTACGGCTGCACAGTGGACGAGCTATTAAAGCCGAGAAAGGAGGAAAAATGACGCTGGACGATATCCGGGCAATGTCAAAGCCCACAATCCTCGCAAGCGAGGCGGCGCAGGTGCTCGGCTGTACCCCGCAATGGCTTCGCTTGATGGCGAGGGAACAGCCTGAAAAGCTGGGCTTCCCGGTTTGCTGCACAAGCAAGCACAGAGTAAAGATTCCGAGAGAGCCGTTTTTGCGGTTTCTCGGAGCATGAGGAGGAACAAATGAAAGTCAGATTAACATTTTTGGAGCCGGTTCTTGGCACATGGCCGAGCAACGAGAACATTGCACGGGACTTTATCGCAAGCAAGGCCCCGGACGCAAGCACGATTGAGGATGAGATCGCAGCGCTCGGCGCGGACGCTGTTGCCGAAAAGGGCAAAACCGTTTTCCCGCGTACCGACGGGCAGCCGATTCTGTACGATTATCAGGTCAAAGGCTTTTTCAAAGACGCCTGCGGTATGCTGGCACGCGTGAAATCCAAGAAATCCAGCGCCCTGAAAGCCTATAAGAAGATCATCGACGGCCTGATCTTTGTAGAGCCGCGCATGATTCCCATTGAGGTCAACGGCGAGATCGGCGAATGCCAGAGGCCGCTTCGCGCACAGACCGCACAGGGTGAGCGCGTCAGCCTTGCGAACTCCGAGGAAATCCCGGCAGGCAGCTCCATCGAGCTAGATATCGTGATGCTCGATGAAAAGGCGCACAAAGAGGCAGTGCTGGAATGGCTGGAGTATGGCCGCCTGCGCGGCATCGGCCAGTGGCGGAACTCCGGCAAGGGCAGATTTACATACGAGGTTCTGGCGGATTAAGTGCAAGGGCTTAGCTTCGCGCTGCCGAGCTGAGCGCAGCAATGGAACTGCTTCGTATTGATGGGCGCAGATGCGCAACGGCAGTGTACAGCGGTGATGGGCTTAGCAAAGGAAAAGCATGGAGACGCTCAGGAATACAATGAACTGCAATGGCATCGCGTGGCACGGCACCGCAACGGCAGGGCGAGGCGTGGACGAGCGTAGCAAAGGAGGGGCACAGCAAAGCACCTGGACGCTACGCGCAGCTACGGCGCAGCAACGAATGCAAAGCAGGGGAGGGGCAAAGCGAAGCGTCGCTTAGCAGCGGCAACGAATTGCGAAGCAACGAACAGAAATCGAAAAAGGAGTGGATAGCATGAGAACAAACCTTGTCGTGGAAACGACTGAGGAACGCCGGGAACGGCTGCGGGAGGAATTGGAGGCCCGCAAGGCAACACTGCGGATCGTCAAGGGCCTGTGCCTTTGGGTAAGCGGCGCAGCGATGATCCTGTCAGCAATGGCAGGGACAGCCGCAATGACGTATGAATGCGTCGTGACTGGCTTCGTCGCGCTCGTAGCGCTGCTGTACGGGCTGGCATAAAGAAATGACCCCTGCCGCGCGGCAACGCGACAGAGGCCGAAAGGAAAACGATTGTCGCCCTCATTATAGGGCAGAAAGGAACCTATGTCAAGTTTAACGGATTCCCGCGTCCGGCACGGTGCGAAAGCCTGCGTCGACGCGGTACATCGGGCCGACTACCCGAAGTTCAACAAATGCCTGCTTTCTCAGTGCGAAGCGCCGGAGAAATACGGCGTGCAGCTTGTTCCGGAGGCAGCTTCGGCGATCAAGGCGATGGACGCACCGAAGAACCGCAGCGATAAGCGCCGGAAGGTGAACCGGTACTATTTCCGGCTGACGGACGAGCAGGCTAAGAAGTTGGACAGGCTTCTGAAAAAGCTGGGCTATTCCACGGTGCAGAGCTTTTGCGAAGCGCTGATCCGCCAGGAGGTGAGCCGGAATGGCGTATGATGGCGAAAACCTGTACTTGAGCATTCCGGAGCCGGAGTATGAGCCGGACGAGCCGGAGGACGAAGACCGTTATTTGTTCCCGCCGCTGTGGCTGGTGGGAAAGATGAAACAGGAGGATCAACATGAGAGTTTATAAAGGCACGGATAAGGATATGAAGTGCCGCGGGTTTCAATACAAGCTTGGCGAAGCCGCTGTTTTTGATGGAGAGCCGCATCTTTGCAGGGCTGGCCTGCACGCGTGCGAACAACCGATTGATGTGCTGAACCACTATGCACCGAACGAAAGCCGATATTTTGAGGCGGATGCCGAAGAAGTAACTGACGAGCGTGCCCTGAATGATAGCAAAATCGTCGCGAAAAAAATGACGTTGAAAGCTGAGATTGGCGTTCCTGGCCTCGTGAAAGCGCAGATCGAATATATCAAGAATCAAATCGGATTTGAGGACGCGATCAAGCGCGCAAACGCCGAAAAAGAGAATCACGCCACGGGCTATCAGGGCGCGGCCTCCGCCACGGGCAATCAGGGCGCGGCCTCCGCCACGGGCAATCAGGGCGCGGCCTCCGCCACGGGCTATCGGGGCGCGGCCTCCGCCACGGGCTATCAGGGCGCGGCCTCCGCCACGGGCTATCAGGGCGCGGCCTCCGCCACGGGCAATCAGGGCGCGGCCTCCGCCACGGGCTATCGGGGCGCGGCCTCCGCCACGGGCTATCGGGGCGCGGCCTCCGCCACAGGGAAAGCCGGCGTGGCGCTCGCGGCTGGCCTCGAATGCAAAGCGATGGGCGCTCTTGGCTGCGCGATCTGCTGCGTCGAGCGCGGCGAATGGGACGGGGAAGCACATCCGATTATTGCCGTCAAAGCGGCAATTGTCGACGGCGAGAAGATCAAGGCCGATACCTGGTATCAGCTGAAGAACGGCGAATTTGTGGAGGTGGAGTAAATGCTCGATACAATCTCCACGGCGAAGATGAGCCGCGAAGAATGGCTGGAGGAACGTCGAAAGTCCATCGGCGGGAGTGACGCGGCGGCTGTTATCGGAATGAGCCGCTTTGCAAGCCCGTACACGGTATGGATGGATAAGACCGGGCGTCTCCCGGAAAAGGAAGACACAGAGGCTATGCGGATTGGCAGAGATCTCGAGGAGTATGTTGCGAAGCGTTTTGAGGAAGCGTCCGGAAAAAAGGTGCGGCGCTGCAACTACATCATTCGGAATCCCGCGTATCCGTGGGCGCACGCAGACATTGACAGGCGAATTTCCAGCGAAAATGCAGGGCTGGAATGCAAGACAACCTCGACGCTTGACATTCGGCAGTTCAACGGCGTGGAGTTCCCTGAACGCTACTATGCGCAGTGTGTGCATTATCTGGCCGTCACCGGCCTTGACCGTTGGTATTTGGCGGTTCTCGTCTTCGGGCGCGGATTCTTTACATACACGCTCGAGCGCGATGAGGCGGAAATCTCCGCGCTGATGGAGGCGGAGAAGCTTTTCTGGCGGTGCGTCGAGGAGGATACGCCGCCTACACCGGACGGTTCTGAGGCGACGACGGACGCGATCAGCACGGTTTATGCCGATAGCAATGGTGAACAGCTTGATTTGTTCGGACGCGAACAGCTGCTGTCTGAGTATATGCAGATCAAGCGCCAGGCGGCGGCACTGGCAGAGCGCAGCCGCGAGATTGAAAACACGATCAAGCTCGATATGGGCACGGCAGAGCGGGCCGCCTGCAACGGATACAACGTCTCTTGGAAACAGCAAAACCGGCAGACGTTCCAGCCAAAAGCCTTTAAAGAGGCATACCCGGATATCGATTTGGCACCGTTCTATAAAACGGTGCAGGCCCGGCCATTCAAAATTACAGAAATGAAACAGGAGGAAGAATCATGAACAAAATCCAGCAGGCAACCGCGCAAACGGCTATGAAGGCACAGAACGGCGGAAATCCGACAATGCAGCAGTATATCAAGCAGATGGAGGGTGAGATTAAGAAAGCGCTTCCCTCCGTTATGACGCCGGAACGGTTCACGCGAATCACGCTTTCCGCCCTTTCCACGAATCCGAAGCTGGCGCAGTGTACGCCGCAATCTTTCCTCGGCGCGATGATGACCGCCGCACAGCTTGGCTTGGAGCCGAACACGCCGCTTGGGCAGGCATACTTGATCCCGTATTGGAACGGGAAGCAGAACCGTCTGGAATGCCAGTTCCAGCTTGGCTATAAGGGCATGATCGACCTTGCATACCGCTCCGGCGAGATCCAGACGATCCAAGCACAAGTCGGACACTCAAACGATACGCTGATTGCCGAGTATGGCACAGAATGCAGCCTGAAATTTATCCCGAAGCTGAACGGAGATCGCGGTGACCCGGTGAACGTCTGGGCGATGTTCAAAACAAAGGACGGTGGCTACGGATTCGAGATCATGACGCTGGATGATGTCCGCGCCCATGCGCAGAAGTACAGCAAGGCATACGGTTCCGGCCCGTGGCAGACCAACTTCGAAGAGATGGCAAAGAAGACCGTCCTGAAAAAGGTTCTGAAATATGCCCCGATGAAGTCCGAATTTGTCCGGCAGATCGCGCAGGACAGCACGGTCAAGACGGAGATCAGCGACGATATGTTCAGCGTTCCTACTATTGTCGCAGATGCGGAAATGGTAGACGATATGCCGGTCGATCAGGCAACCGGCGAGGTCATGGAGAGCGCTGCAAATGCTGAATAAAATCGTCCTGATGGGCCGCCTGACCCGTGACCCGGAGCTTCGGCAGACGCAAAGCGGAAATTCTGTTGCATCCTTCACGCTTGCCTGCGACCGCGATTTCGCGGCGCAGGGCGCGGAGAAGGAAACGGACTTCGTGGATGTCGTCGCATGGCGCGGCACGGCTGAGTTCGTCAGCAAGTATTTCTCCAAGGGCCGGATGGCCGTCGTGTCTGGCCGTTTGCAGATCCGCAACTGGGAGGATAAAGAAGGGAATAAGCGCAAAACGGCAGAGATCGTCGCAGAAAGCGTTTATTTCGGCGACAGCAAGCGGGACGGGCAGAATGCTTCTGCCGCTGCACCGTCCTCTTCGGAGTTCAAGCCGCTGCCGAGCACAACGCCGGTTCCGTTCTCTGCGCCGGATATGCCGCAGATGGAGATCGGCGACGACGACCTGCCGTTCTGAGGGCTGACGGATGGGAGATAAAAAGGAATACGTCAAGCTGTGGCTGAGTTACAGGAGCTATTTCGAGGCGTACAGTGCCGCTGAGGTGGGGCGCTTGGTGCTGGCTGCGATGGATTATCGCGAGTCGGGAGCAGAGCCAGAGTTCAGCGGGAGTGAACGTTTCATTTGGCCTGCGATTCGACGGGACATTGACGAATCCGTAGCGGCGCAAAAAGCCGTCTCCGCGTCCAGAAGTGAGGCAGGAAAGCAGGGCGGTCGTCCTGAATCCGAAAAAGCAAATGCTTTTGACGAAAGCAACGAAAAGCAAAAAAAGCAAATGCTTTCCGATGAAAGCAAAAAAAGCTATGGACAAAGGAAAAGGACAAAGGAAAAGGACATGGACAGTATTCTTCCCCCCCTTCCCCCCACACTGCGCGAATCCGTTGAGAAATGGGTGGCATACAAGGGAGAACGGCGGGAGGAGTATAAGCCTGTCGGCCTGCAAAGCCTTGTTACGCAGATCACGAAAGCCGCAGAGGAATATGGCGAGGCTGCAATGGTCGACGTGATAACCCGCTCTATGGCCGCAAATTACAAGGGGATCGTGTTTGACTGGCTGAAAGAGGCCAGCACACGCCCTGCGGCGCTCGGCCGCGCTGCAAAGCCCGGCTACGGCGCGCAGGGACACCATGACGAGCTGAACCCGCTGGAACGTGCAGCTGTGGACAGGGTGATGGGGCCGGTGTCAAAGGGCGCTGCCCGATTGCAGCAAGGCGTGCAGCGCCACGGGGACGAACTTGATGCGATCCAGCTGGAGGCGGTCGAGCGAATGCTTGCGGAAAACAAGGAGGACAAGGAGGACAAGACATGAGATTTGTTTGCGATCGCTGCAACGATCTGACGAACATCGAGGCCGACCGGATGGAGATCCAGGGCGAAAAGCTGATGGTGTACAGCCGCGGCGCCATGCTGGAATGGGCGTGGTGCCAGCACGTTGGGAAACAGACCTGTTTCGACCTGGTGGCGTTTGGAGGTGCAAAAGCGGAATGAAATGGCATATTGCAAGTGTCAGCTGGGGCAAGGACAGCCTGGCCATGCTCCTAATGCTGATTGCCAAGGGCTACCCGCTGAATGAGGTGGTTTTCTACGATACTGGAATGGAGTTTGAGGCGATTTACCACACACGGGATCAAATGTTACCCCGCCTGGAGCAGCTGGGGATCAAGTACACCAGACTGGAGCCGGAAAACCCGTTCCTGTTTGATATGCTGGAAAGGCCGGTTTGCAGTAAGCAGAAAGGCACACACCAAGGTTATGGCTGGTGTGGCGGCCTCTGCCGCTGGGGAACCACGGGGAAGCTGAAAGCCATAGACAGGTACGCGGAGGCGCGGGACGCTATGGTTTACGTTGGCATAGCTGCCGACGAAACGCCGCGACTGGAAAAAGAACGGAAGCCGTATAAACTGCACCCGCTGGCGGAGTGGGGCATGCCGGAAGCCGACGCCATGGCATATTGCTATGAAAACGGGTTTTCGTGGCTGGAGGGCACGATCCGCCTTTATGACGTGCTGGATCGTGTTTCGTGCTGGTGCTGCTGCAACAAGAACCTGCGGGAACTGCGGAATATGTATATTTACCTGCCGGAATACTGGGAGCGCCTGAAAGACCTGCAACGGAAAATAGACAGGCCAATGAAAGGCTATTACAAAGGCAAGCCGCGCGGCGTGTTTGAACTGGAACAACGGTTCCGCGCAGAATTGGAACAGGAGGCAAGAGCATGAGCAAAGCTGTTTTGATCAGCATTCGCTCGGGGGGTGCCAGAAGATCATGGAAGGGCGGAAGACCATTGAGGTGCGCAAGACGCGCCCGAAGATGGATACGCCGTTTAAGTGCTACATTTACCGTTCGGTTCTGGGCGGCGTCGTCGGCGAGTTTATATGTGATCGTGTGACAGATCTTTTCGAGAATAGCCGCTTTTGGCTGAACGAAGATGATATCTTGCGCACGTGCCTAACTGCTGATGAAATTCGAGCGTATGCAAATGGCGCGAATGAGTTATATGGCTGGCACATCTCCAATCTCAAGATTTACGACACCCCGCGAGAACTGCGGGAATTTTACGCTGTGCCAAATGAGGTAGAGGTAGCGCTCAAGGCAAAACCCAAGCCGATTACCCGCCCGCCGCAGAGCTGGCGGTATGTGGAGGAAAAACTATGGAACGACTGACGATACCTGATGTTCGGGTGGACGAGCACACGACACGCAGAAGCGTGATTGACGTAGCCGCGGTGCGAGAGCACGCAATGAAAATTTATTGGCGGCTGAAAGCCTACGAGGACGCGGGGCTGACGCCGGAGGAAATCAAGGCTCCATTTACGGAGGACACGATGATAAATCTGGCAGCGCAGGCGCTGGGCGTGGAGGCTGACCGCCTCCGCGAGCTTGCCGAGGCCGACAAGGACATGACGGCTGCACAGCTGTATTTCTACCAGTGGCAGGCGGCCTTTAACCAGCTGACACAGGCCATTTCCCACATCAAGGACGAGGATAAGGCCG